ATCATTCGGCTTATTCTCTTTTAGTCTGCGTTTAGCAAATGCTCTGAATTTCTTTTCTTCTTCCTCTTCATCTTCTTTGGTGGTCTCAACTTTCAACAAGTCTTGACCACGTACATCTAATTCCTTTTGTACTTCAACTGGATTTTGTGTAGCATTAGCAATATCCAGATTATCCTCTAGTGATAAAGATTGTTGTGTCATCGCTGTCTGATAGTATTCAGTTCCGAGTAACTCATTCTCCAATACATCTAATCCCATTTCGACTAGAGCATCATTGCGAGTAATAATTCTGCCTTTATACGCTTCTCTAGCACGAGTCCACGCTGCGTCTCTATCTTCCTGCAATGCCTTGACATTGCTGATGTCAAATCTCAATATATGATTAGGATTGACGGAAAAATGAGGCAATATATCTTTAGTATATCTCCCTGCTAAGAATTTCCATTGTGATGTTACATATTCCTCGTACCATGCTTTACGTGCCTGTTCATAGTTTGAATATGTTGATCTGTCCATTCCCGATTTGGCACTAACAAGAATAGGTGGTACAGAATATCCCATACATATTCTAGTTTCACTCCTGGCATCGACTTCTGGAAAGACCATCTCACGGAAAGTATTAGATGATGCTTGAAATTCCAATCCCTTTCCTAATACTGCTACTTCTCCAGCTCTCTTCACTCCACCATGCACTTCTTGCCATCGTTGTTTAGCAAATGCAGCATCAGCCTCATTGATTGTCTGTTCGGTTTTTAACAGTCCTGACACAAATGCTCCATTCTTCAGGAATTGTTGGATCATAATCGTCATATCATTATCAACGCCGATAACATCCGCTAGAACAGTTGTAGGAGATAATGGCTTCAATCCAAAATAGAGAGGATCAGCATACATCATCAATACTATCTTATCTCTATCAATATCCACACCTGGGAGGCCAGTATAAGGCTGATACCTGATTGCTCTGAGTAGTCTACCCTCGCCACGCATGAATGAGCAATATTGAGGCATCATAGGCCATATGTTTATCAACGAGCCATTATTAGCAAAATCCTTCTCCCATCCTATCACTCCCGCAATATCCAAATACATTTGATTGGCAGAGTGGAAATCTGTTTCAGATATATCAGGGCATGGCTGTTCCATAAACCGATAGAATTCATCATTATCTACTACTTCATCTAATTCCTTATCATAGATTTCAAGTGGTGGTTCTGAAATCGTCTTCATCTTCAATCCGATGCAAGCATAAGCAACTTCATTAGTGCGATAACCTAGATCAGATAATGACCAGGGAATAGGAATTTGATACTGAGGGGCAGTAACTTCGTATGATGGGAAATATCTAGCATACGCCTCCCCAGGACGCAAGCCCATGTAAACAGTAGAGTTTATCTGTTGCTGTCTTACGTACTCTTCTTGTGTTTGAATAAGTTCTTGAAGGTATGCCATAGTGATTTTCCTTCTTGCTCTAAATAATACTTTTCCATGTCTATAATTGCTTCGTCAATATAACGGACAATAGCGCCCCTACCAATAAGACGAGCAACCTGCCATGCCTTATCCACATTATAATCGCAGAATACATCCTTCCCACGTAACCAACCCTGTTTGGGTATCCATACTCCATACATTATTCGTTCTTTATTATCAGTCATTTTATCTCATTAGAATATCTGCATAGGAACAGTACAAGTATATAGTCCTATTCCTAATCCTATTACCGTATCATCATGACCTTCACCGTCGGCGGCTAATCTCCATATACCACTCGGTAATTGTGTTGATACGAATGTCTGCATCTCATGTCGTTGGACAGGATGATCTTGTAACTTCCACCCGCCAGTATGGATACTCTCATACAAGTTACTCATGATATATGCTTTGCTTTCATTATTCGTGACAAATGGTTGTACCTGTAATCCTGCTGATTGTAATGCTTCGATATTCACCGAGCCGATAGAATTACTCTCTGCCCCTAATCTAGTACAATGCCATTTATTATACATATCTATTATTCGTTGTCTCTGTTCTGCCCATGCTAGTTTACGCATGTGGAGTAAATCAACTTGTCGCTTAGTTGTTTTATCAAGAATAGGCATAGCCGTATAATCACTAGACTGACCGAAATCAAGTCCTGCATAATATTCGTGAGTAGGATCATATTCTATGTCCATTGGAGCAGTGAACACTCCTGATAAATCACCGAAGTAACTATTACCAGATGTCAAGAAACAAGTTATTGGATCCTCTGGATATTCCTGCTTGAATAATGATTTCAATTCTCTAATCTTATTACGTCGCCATTTGATTTGAGAAAGAGATAGATTATGTCTCCGTATGAGCGAAAGCTCTTCCTCCGAAGGTATGATTTGTTCATCCATATCAAGAGGTATTCTGTACGAGTCATCCCACCACCAGGGATAAAAGTGAAGTTTCCATACTCCTTCTCCGTGTAAGGCTTCCATACATAGTTCATAGAAAAATCCTTGTGCGCCATTCGGCGTACTTTCTAATATAACATCTGGATTGCCACCTTGCATTGCGCCGGCTATGATACTCTCAGCGTCTCTCCAAAAGGCAACCTCAGAACCGTGCATATCAGTATACGTATCTCCACGACCAATCGTAAGATTACCAGCCGTACCGATAATGCAAGATGAATCAAATTCCGGATAAGTCGTCAATGAAGCATTAGCATATTTCCGTAATGGTTGAATATCTCCAAATTTACAATTATCATAGAAACGATCTGCCATCAATCTAAGTTTGGCAGTAGTATCTCCATCATGAGCTAATGTAATTGTAGTTCGTGTTTCTGTTACTGTTCGTCTGAATAATTCGGCTTGAACATAAGTGCTAAATCCTAACTGCCTGGCTTTGAGTATTAGATCACGTCCAGTTCTATTATTATGGAAATCCTTCTGCGCCTTGTTATAACGAAATGGGACAAGCCTTTTTTCCTTGTCCAATATCTTCAGAAATGTAGATGAGAATAACTCACTACTTTTTACTACTTGTCTTGGTGTCAGTGTCATCGTCTGCATGTTCAATGAACTCTTTCCATAATAAAGGCTTACCGCCAGATGTTACATCAATAATTTGTGATAGTGGTACTTTGCCATAACCATATTCCAAGAACTCTTTCATTTGTTTCTTTGACATCGTTAGAGCAATAAACTCAGCACGAGTTATCTTTTTTCCTTCATATTCGATTTCTTCATTAGCTATCTGTTGAAATAGTTCACGTAACTGGTCAAATGTTTTAGGACGACCCTTCAAATTACGACGTGGGTCAACACCTTTTTTGAATGGTTTCAATCCTGATATATTACGTTTCTTCTTTTCAGTCATTTGCACAGTTCCTACACAGTATTACTGTACTGATACCAATTATTGATATTATCTATCTCAAACACTTTCAAATTGCTGTCTTGAGTCAAATTGATAATACGCCGGTTATCTTTTTCATATTCGATACGAGCCATTATCATTGCTTCAATAATTCCTCCTTCACCTTTTGCTAATGATCGTTCATTCCAATTCATTGCATCGCCATAGCCATCAACAAAATGATTTTCTTCATTCTGTTTATATCTATGATCGCATCCTACCAATAATACAGTTGTAAATCCCATATAGTAAGCTAATTGCAATGATATATAGGTAACTGAGTATCCTTCATAAACGGTTATGTCGGGGCGTTTGCTGAATATGCGCGATATTGTCGTTTTGAACTCATGAGTATTGATAAATCCTGTTCCTTCTCTGGTAAACTTTACACATGACATTTCATTTACGATATTTCTATCAATAACATTGAATGGGTCAGATGTAACATAGTATGTTGGAACAAATCCATCATATAGATAAATCTTATTACTGCCGAATGTATGGTACATATCAAGAAAGGTACGGGGAATAAATTTCAATGACGGCCCGTTGCCAATGATGATACAGGTTTCACCATGATGTCTATCCTTGAAATCACTAATCATATAATTCTCATCAATCTGATTTGTTTCTCTAATTCGTCTTGATGTGCTTTGCTGACTGCGGCTACTAATACAGCATCACTATTGTGAATATCAAGTGGTTCACCATATAGATTGCCAACTTGACCATCTTCAATCAATGATGCTCGTATTCTATTCGCTTCCTCTTTGATTAGTTTTTCTATTTCTTTATTCATAATAATCCTTTCAAGAATAATGCGGCATAAGGAATGATTGAGGCG